ATTGGTCACTACCAACGGTCTGGCACAGACACCCGACGTGGACTATGTTGTTACCGGCAATACCGTAACTTTTAGCACAGCACCCGCACAGGGTGACTTGATGCAGGTAAGATATCTGGCCAACAACCTGACCACAGTGACCACTACCTACAACAACAGCAACGTGGCCGCTTACTTGCCAACCTTTGGTGGCAATCTCACAGCAGGCAATGTTTCTGTATCGGGCGATATCGCCGGCGGTGGAATCACCCAAAGCCGTGTCTACAACGTTGCTCAGTTGCCCACAGCCGGTACAGCAGGAGCAGGCGCCAGGGCTTTTGTGAGCAATGCCAACACTACCACTTTTTACAGCGTGGTTGGATCTGGTGGCAGCAACACTGTACCGGTTTTTTCCGACGGTGTTGACTGGCGTGTGGGATAATGTACCTAGTTAATTCTGGAACAAGATCATGACAGTCATAGTGGGTGCCGGTGTAAAGTTGGGCTATGGAACCTTGATAGGCCCTACCTACACCATCACATTCAGCAACATCACCACCGAAGATGGTGTCACTTGGATCACTACCGAGACCGATAACGCCTTGATCACTCAAAATTAATCAGTCATAATCACTCGGCATTCCGCCAAAATAACTCATTGTGGTAAATAACAAGTATATCGCAAAATGCGGTCAAACGGCCTGTGTAGGCCATGTTGTTTAGAAAAAAGAGCCCACTGGAGACTATAAAATGGCCGTCACAAGAATCAAGAATAACCAAATTACCGATGCCATCACCGGTAATACCATAGTTGGTATCAATGCCAACACCAAGGTACAACCTTACAGTATCACTTCAAATCTACTGGCCAACAATTTCACTTACGGCTCAGATTTTACCATTTCAGGCAACTTGAGTGTAACAGGTACAACCACAGCGGTTGACACAACCTATACCAACATACAAGATCCACTCATCGTCCTGGCCGACGGACAAACTTCGGGCGCTCCAGCAGTAGACATTGGTTATATTGGCCTGCGCGGCAACCAAAGCAACATAGCTTTCGTCTGGAGAGAGGCCAATGCAGAATTCAGCACAGTCTACACTTCAACCGGCGAAGATGCCAGCAATACCACGGTAGCCATCAGCAGTTTTGCTGACTTTAAATCCAACAATGTCAGCACTATATCTGACGTTTCAGCCGGTGGCAATATCTATGCCAACGTGGCCAATGTAAATACCTTGTTGGCCGGCAATGTCAGCGTCAGTGGCAATATCACATTCAGCGCCTACGGCAATATCAGTACAACTGGCAACGTAGATGCTGGCAATGTTAATGTGGCATCCGACCTCAGCGTGGGCGGCAACATCTTGGCCAACAACATCAGTGCTGGCGGCAATGTTGTTTTGGCCAACGTAAGCATTTCTGGCAATGTAACCATCAGCGGCACCGGCAACATCAGTACCGGCGGCAATATCAATGCCAACAATGTCAGTCTCGGCGGCAACATTGATGTCAGCGGTTACGGTAATATTCTTGGCAATGTAAGTCTGGGCAGTGAGCTCAGTGTACAAGGCAACATCACAGCCACTGGCAACATTGGTTCTGGTTCTTACTTGTTTGGTGATGGCTACTATATCAGCAATATCAATGCCGGCAACGTAAACACAACCAAAATCGTATTTGGTGGCAGTTATGCCAACGTGATCGGCTCCAATGCCAACGTGGTCATCGCAGTTGGCCCAACATCAAATGTAGTGGCTACATTCTACGATCAAGGTGTAAATTTTGACATTGACGTATCAGCCAGCGGCAATATATTGGCCGGTAGCAATGTGTCAGCTGGTGGCAATGTCACTGGCGGCAATTTGAACACCACAGGATCGGGTGGCAACATTGTTGGTTCGGGTTGGGTGTTGGCTGGTCACATATCGGCAACCAGTGAAGTTTTAGCTGGTACTGATGTGTCAGCTGGCGGCAATATATATTCTCAATTCAATGTGTCAGCAGGTGGCAATGTCAATGGCAACAATATCAATTCTGGTACTGATGTGTCAGCGCAAGGCAATTTGTACGCCGGCAATGTCAATGTCACAGGCGGCGGCAATGTTTCCACCACAGGACGAGTTTGGGCCTTGGGTGTCAGTGTTACAGGCAACATTCGCGTAGACAACTCTCTGTTTGCTGGCAACGTCAGCACAAACGGCACAGTATACGGCTATAGTATGGTTGGAACAGAAATCACTGCCCAGGGCAACGTGGTTGCCGGCAATGTGTATGCTGGAATTGACATGTCGGCTGGTGGCAACATCACAGCCTTGACCGGTACTCTTCAGGTCGGCTATGCAAACATTACCAACGATCTAAACACAGACAATGCCTATGCTATGGGCAATATTTCGGCTGGCGGCAATATTTCAGCTGTTGGCAATCTATATGGCAGCAATGTGGTCACCAACTTCCTCGACAGTGCAAACAGTACGTTGCAAATCAGCGCCGCAGGTACCAATGCTGGCATCAGCCTGTTTACCAATGGTGGTAACATTGGTGTCAGTAGCAACTATATCAACGGTGTGCTGAGTCCAATGCAAGCACAAGACGCAGCCAATAAAGAATATGTTGACTCAGTGGCCACAGGACTACAGGTCAAATCAGCGGTAGTGGTAGCCACAGTGGCTCCTTTACCAGCCTACACCTACAATCAGCCCAATGGTGCTGGCAACGGAGTTGGTGCAACACTTACAGCAAGCAGCGCAGGCAACCTGTTCATCGACGGGGTACAAATCAGCACTCTGAATGAACGAGTGTTGATCCAGAGTGAAACTGCCGGTAATGCTGCCTACAACGGTATCTACACAGTTACCACTGTTCCTGATGCCACAACAGCCTATGTATTAACACGCTCTACCGACTTTGACATGGACCCACAAGCCTACGGTGCTTACATGTTGGTCCAACAGGGCAACACCTTGGCTGGAACTGGTCAAGTTTGTACCAACAATGCAGCCAGCTCGCCAATCACATTCGGTGTGACAGCAATCACGTTTAGCGAATTTTCAGCTCCAACCCAGTATCAACAGGGCAATGGTATCCAAATCAGTGGTCTTACCATCAGCACCAGAATCAATACCGGCAACTTGGAGTACGACGGCAATGGCAACCTACAGGTTTCCAGCTCAGCACAGTTTTATACACCCAACATTGGAACAGCAACAGGCACAAGTTTAAGTACAACTGGCGATGTCAACAGCAACAACGTTGGCACCACCAACAACGTGTCAGCAGGTGGCAATGTTTATGGTAGCTATGTAAATTCTACCAACGATGTGTCAGCAGGTGGCAATGTTTATGGTAGCTATGTAAATTCTACCAACGATGTGTCAGCAGGTGGCAATGTTTATGGCACCAATGTCTCGGCCACAACCAATGTGTTGGCTGGGTCAGACGTGTCAGCAGGTGGTAATGTTTTGGTCACAACCAATGTGTCAGCGGGTGGCAACATTATCGGCAATTATGTAAATGCTACCAACAATGTGTCAGCAGGTGGCAACGTGATTGGCGGCAACTTGTTTACCACCGGCTCAAATGGCAACATTTCAGGCGCAGGTTGGGTCATAGCCGGCAACGTCACTACCTATGGTAACATTTTAGCCGGCACAGACATCAGTGCCTATGGCAATATCTTTAATCAAGGTAATATCAGCACTGCCGGCAACATCACGGCCACAGGCAACATTGGTACAGCACAATACCTGTTTGGTGACGGAGCCTATATCAGCAACATCAATGCAGCCAACGTTTCGTCAACCAAGATCAGCAACGGCGGTAGCTATGCCAATGTGACTGCGCCTAGCGGCAACGTTGTTATCGCAGTTGGTGCAGGAAGCAATATAGTAGCCACATTCTACGATACTGGTGTAAACCTCAACGGTGATGCATCAGTGGGTGGCAACGTCTTGACTGGTGCAGGCATTTCAGCTTATGGCGATATCACCGCGGGTGGTAATGTGGTTGGTGGCAATGTAAATTCCAACAGCAACGTGAGTGCCGGCGGTAATGTTTGGGCCACTGTTGATGTGTCAGCTGGCGGTAATGTAAATGGCAACAATGTTAATTCCACCAATGATATGTCTGCAGGTGGCAACATATACGCAGCCAACTTTGCTACCACAGGGTCCGGTGGTAACATAACTGGTGCCAATGTGGTCAGTGCTGTGACATTCACAGCCACAGGCAATATCTACGCAAATGCATTGGTCAACACCAATTTGTACAGTGCCAATCTGACATCACCTTTGGGTACCAATGGTTACGCCATACAGGGCGGAGCCACCAACTACAGTCAGTTGTATGTGGGTGGCACAGCCGGAGCTGAAGGTGTAAACATTTACAGCCTTGGTGGCGAACCAGTCACAATCAACACAGGTGCTGCGGGTGCCAATACCTACAACTGGTCATTCAGCTCCAGCGATGGTAGCTTGACCGCTCCAGGCAACATCCAAGCCAGCTCAACATTCCTGGTTGACACCACTGACAACACAGTGTTGATGGGCAATGTGACCAATCTAGTAACTGATTCAGTACTTACACTGAACTCTACAAACTCTTTTGTAGTGCCAGTTGGCAACACAGCACAACGTCCACCCACACCTTACACAGGTATGATGCGGTTTAATACCACAACAAACCAGATGGAAGTGTACAACAACAGCGAATGGGCATCGGTGGGTTCCAGCATCTACACTGTGATCACAGATGAGCAGTTCAATGGTGACGGCGCAACAGTAACATTTACTCTGAGCTCCAGTCAAACAACATCCAGCTGTATTGTGTCAATCAACGGTGTGGTACAGATTCCAACCCTGGCCTATGCTGTATCAGGTACTACCCTGACCTTTACAGAAGCTCCTGCTATTGGTGACGTGATTGATGTGCGTGAGTTGACCACAACGACCACAGTGACCTACATCAGCAACACTTCGGGCAATGCCACAGTCAGTGCCAACTATCAGAAGGCAGAAGTTGAAGTCACAGGTAACTTGGTAGCACAACTGAATGCCGCAGCGCCCACGTTGACAGCCAACAGCACGCTCAGCTTCCAGTTGGTCAACGATACTACCCTGGCATTTATCGTGCGTGGTACTGACGGTACAACAAGAACTGCCACAGTGACATTGTCATAACAGCAGGCAACTGCAGGAAAAATAGAACTCCTAGGAGTTCTATTTTTTTGGCTAAATACTAGCATAACCGGATAAATTATGGCACTTACTAGACCCCGCGCCGAACAGATATACAATCTAGACTATAAACAGGCCACTAGAGTAGTTACTATCACCAACGTCACCTTGTCAGGCGGCGCACCCAACAACGTGGACGGAGTCAATCTTACCATTGGTGATCGTGTTTTAGTTACGGGACAAGTCACTGCCAGCCAGAACGGCATTTACGATGTTTATACGCTGGGCACCGGATCAAACGGTACCTGGGTGCGCACAAGTGACGCTAATGCCACCGGAGAAATAGAAGCCGGCATGATCATAATGGTCACTGAAGGCCAGATCTACGCCGACACACAGTGGAAGTTGATCACCGACAATCCAATCGTGATTGGCACTACCGGTCTGGTATTCACACAAAACTACCTGGCCAACTCAATCAGTGCTGGATCATCCAATGTGGTAGTGGCCGGCAACGCCAATGTCACTGTCAGTTCATCAGGTGTGGCCAACGTGCTTACTGTATCGCCCACTGGTGTATATGTTTCTGGCATCACATCAACGTCTGGTAATATCTATGCTGGCAACATCAGTGTGTCGGGCAACATCACTGGCAACATAAGTTTTGATCAAGGTGTCAGTGCTGTAGGCAACATCATAGGTGGCAATCTCATCACCGGTGGCTATGTCACTGCTGTAGGCAATATCTACGGCAACTACATCTACGGTAATGGTAGCACCTTGACCGGTGTCAGCAACTATGCCAATGCCAATGTGACGGCCTATGCCGAATCGGGCTGGGCTGGCAATATAATTCCAGCTGGCAACGCAGTTTATAGTCTAGGCAATGCTACCAATACCTGGTATGAACTTTGGTTATCGGGCAATTCTCTACAGATAGGTGGTGGAAATCTCAGTGTCAATGGTGGCAATCTACTGTTCAACGGCAATGTGATAACCACACAGCAAGGCACCAGTGGCAATATTTCAGCCAACAACATCAGCCTGGCCGGCAATGCAGTGGCCAGTTATTTTGTTGGCGATGGCAGTTATCTCAGCAACATCAATGCTGGCAATATCACCGGTGCCTACGGCAACGCCAATGTGTATCAGTTCTTGCAGAGTGGCAATAGCGTTTCAATCAGCACCACTGGCAATATTTCAACTGCTGGAAACATACTTGCCAGCAGGATAAGTGTCAGCGGAAATATCTATGGCAACAATCTTATAGCCAACAACTCTGTGAATTGGAGTAACAACGGAGCGACAGCAGTATATCAATTATACAATGCCAGTTCTGGAAGTTTAGATACGATATTTGTATAGGTATTATGACTACACTGGCCACTAGACTCACACCCGACGGCATACTCTACACCAACGGTTACTATGACGAAATCACCAAGACCTGGGTCAGCGTTACACCCACCGCTGTGTATGCAGGACAGTTTGATGAAGTTTTCTTGGCCGCAGGATCCATCAGCTTTAGCGGCACCGGCAACTATCTTTTTGGACTCAGTGGTATATTCAATATCAGTGCACCGGGCACAGCCTGGACCTTTGAAACCTGGATTTATCCTGAAACAGCCGGTGCTGTATTCAGCATAGGCGATGGCACCGAATATGGACAGAGTTTTGCGCTAGACTGGGGATTAGGTACAGCCAATCAGTTTAGATTACGTCAAGGCAACGGTACTTCTTATCCTGTAAGTATAACCACCACAGGCACTTATGTAGCCAATGCCTGGTACCACGTGGCTGTGTCATGCAATATTTCTGGTGTTAGACAAGTGTATGTCAATGGTGTGCTGGATGGAACTGCGACCTACTCATCTGCGGTCAGTACAGCAACTCAATGGACTGTTAACGGATTTTACGACAACAACGGCCCTGGCAATGCAGGTGGAAGCAGTTTCATGAGTAACCTACGAGTAATTGTGGGATCGACCTTTTACACACAGAATTTTACTCCACCCTATGCACCTTTGGTTTCTGTGACCAACACACAGCTCCTGTTGTGTATGCCCAACAACGGCGGACTTTTTACTGACACCAGCCCCAATGGATTCCGAGCACAAAGCCAAGGAAACCTGGGCGCAAGCAGTTCTAAACCGTTCACGCTAAATACAGTGCAAAGACAAATCAACTCAGGAACTTTACAGGTTTCTGGGTATTTTGATGAAGAAACAGGCATTAGCTAAGGACAATAAAAAATGGCAAAGCTGCTATCAGGAACATCGGTATACGGTAACATAAACATACAGACTTATGTCAGTGCGGCAGGTAATGTCCTAGCAGGCAACGTCAGTACCGCTGGTAATGTTACCGCAGGCAATGTGCTGTTTGATACTGGAATAGTTTCAGGTACTGGCAACATTTATGCTGGAAATCTTAGTGTAAGCGGACTAGTAACTGTAGCCAGCACAACTGGCAACTCAATTTCAACCGCAGGCAATATTGCAGCTGGTTACCTGTTTGGTAACGGAGCTCTATTGACCGGTATTGATGTTGGACCACAGCCAAACATCGTCAACGGACAGTCCAATGTAACTATTAGTACTGCTAATGCTAACGTAACTATAGGTGTTAGTACAGTAGGCAATATTCTTGTAGCAACACCCACTGGTATCAGCGTAACCGGTACAGTGACGGTCACTGGTAATATTGTTGCTGGTAACGTCAACTCAAACATATTTGGTACTACTGTAAGCGCATCAGGTAGTGTGTATGGAGCCACAGCCAACATTACTGGTAATATCACAGCAGGTAATGTCAACAGTAACCTGTATGGGGTAACAGTCAGTGCTTCAGGTAGTGTATATGGAGACACAGCCAACATCACTGGCAATATCACCGGCGGTAATGTCAAAACAAACGGCATTTATACCATCAATACAGGCGACACACTCACTATCAATGCCGCCACAATCAGTTTAAATCCCACTGCCAACGTAAGTTTAAACAGCCGTTACATCAACAGTTTGGCCGATCCGGTTGCTGCACAAGACGCTGCCACTAAAAACTATGTTGACACAGTGGCACAGGGTCTTGATCCTAAGGCTTCTGTAGTTTATGCGACCACTGGAAATCTTTTCGCTGGTGGCGGCTATACCTATGACAATGGTACTTCTGGCGTTGGTGCCACCTTGACAGCATCCACCAACAGAGCCTTATCAATTGATGGCCAAACTCCATCAGTTGGTCAACGTATTCTGGTTAAAAATGAAGTTGGCACATACGTCAACAACACCACACAGTCGGCTGCCTTCAACGGCATCTACACAGTGACCACAGTTGGTAGTGGCACAGCAGCCTGGGTCATAACTCGTGCCACTGACATGGACCAATGGACCGAAGTTCCAAACGCATTCACCTTTGTTGAAGACGGACCAACCAATGCCGATACGGGCTGGGTATGTACTTCCAACGAAGGTGGTACCATGGGTACCACATCGATCACCTGGACCCAGTTCTCTGGTGCAGGTACCTACACAGCAGGCAATGGATTAAGCCTAGTTGGAACACAGTTTAACGTCAACTATGACGGAGCCACAATCAGTCTCAACGGTACCAATCAGCTGTACATTCCAGCCGGTGCCACCTTAACAACACCAAACATTGGTGCAGCCACGGGTACAAGCCTAAGTGTAACCGGCGCGGTTACTGCGGCAACGATCACTGCCAGCGGTAATATTTCAGCAGGCAACGTCAACAGTAACCTGTATGGCGTCACAGTCAGTGCCAGTGGTACCGTGTATGGCACAAGCCACATTGGTACCTTAATCAGTGCCAGTGGCAATCTGTACGGAAATAGTTTACTGGGCAATGTGATCAGTATCACTGGCAATATCACAACAGGCAACGTTGCCACAGGCAATATCAGTGCTTCTGGAAATATTTTAGTAGTCAGTGCTGCTGGTAATGTTATCAGCACAGCCGGTAACGTGGCTGGTGGCTACTTCTTTGGTAACGGTAGCGGACTTACAGGTGTCACAGCTACCAGTGCTGGTTTCCCGGTAACTGCTGGCTCTTCCAACATAACTGCCTCACTCAACAGCAATATTGCAGTCACAGTCAGTGCTGTGGCCAACGTGGCAGTGTTTACACCCACAGGTGTCAGCGTTGCAGGTACCGTTGCTGCATCAGGCAACATCACCGGCGGTAATATTGCCACTGGTGGACAAATCAGTGCAGGTGGAGTAGTAACAGTAGCAAGTGTTACCGGTAACAGTATTTCAACTGCCGGCAACGTGGCCGCTGGTTACTTCTACGGTAATGGTGCCTTATTGACCGGTGTTATAACATCAGTATCCAACATCAACAATGGCACTTCAAATGTAACAATCAGTGCTGCTGGTGCCAACGTAACTGTAGCAGTAAGTGGTGTTGGCAACGTGGCGGTATTTACTCCAACTGGTCAAAACGTAACAGGCAATATAAGTGCCACGGGTAATATTACAGCTAACGCCTACTTGAACCTGGCCAACGGCGTTGGTGCCGCAGGCACAGGAGCTCATATGACCTACAATACCAGCTTACAGAGTATTGACTTTACGTTCAATTGATAAGGAAACAGACACATGCCTTTAGCAGCCAGACTTTTCAATACTGGAAATCTGTTGATAAACAACTCGAACCAATTAGATGAAGTCACCTACAGTAGCTCAAAAATCGCCAATACTGCTGTTTACAGCGGCCTGTTTGACGAAGTCACTAATAACGGTGGAGCAATTCCCATGCGGATTTGCGCCAATGGTACCATGCAGGTCTCAGGGATATTCGACGAATATACAGGCATATCTTGATCCCATAAATACAACATTGGGAAAATAGAATATGGCCAAACTACTAAGCAATACCACAGTCTACGGTAATGCTACAATCAATGCTAACGTAACAGTATTAGGAAACGTGATCGGCGGAAACGTGGTCACTACCGGTATTGTGAGCGCGGCCAGCCATATTGGTTCAGTAGTTTCTACCACCGGCAATATCAACGGTGGTAATCTTTTGACACTAGGCACTGTCAGTGCCGGTGGTATAGTAACAGTAGCCAGTGTAGCTGGCAACTCAATTTCAACAGCTGGCAACATTGCCGGCGGTTATATCTATGGCAATGGTGCCTTGCTTACCGGCATTGTGACATCAGGCAGCGCCAACATCAGCAACGGTACATCCAATGTCAACATAGGAACCTCCGGTGGCAACGTCACGGTTGGAGTCAGTGGCGTAGGCAACGTGGCAGTATTTACACCAACTGGTATCAGCGTTACCGGTACAGTCACAGGTGGCAACGTCTTGACCGGTGGCAATGTCAGTGTATTTGGAACCACCACTCTGACCGGTGCAGTCACCATGGGCAACAATCTGACTGTACAAGGCAACTTGAGTGTACAAGGCAGCGTAACATTCAGCAATGCCACAGTAATCACCACCAATGATCTAAACTTAGAACTGGCCAACAATCAGGCAGCCTACTCAGGCATCAACGGCGCTGGTTTATATCTGGGTAACAATGCTGGTATACAGCTGGTATCATGGCTGTACAACAACAGTGCCAATCAGTGGCAAAGCAATATTGGTATTGGACCCACTGCCAATTCCACAGTCAATCTGGGTACAACAAACTTGTATTGGTCCAATATCTATGTGGCCACAGTTTTTGGTACTACTATCACCGCCGCAGGCAACATCACCGGCGGCAACATCAACACCACCTTGCTGACGGCCACAGCGGTCAGTACCATTGGCAACATTACAGCAGGCTCTGGTAACTATTTTATTGGTAACGGTAGTCAGCTTACCGGAGTCACAGCGGTCAGTGCTGGATTTCCAGTCAGTGCTGGTACCAGCAGTTTAAATGCTTCACTCAATGGCAACATAACAGTTTCAGTAGGTGGCGCTTTCAACGTGGCTGTGTTCACTTCAGGCGGCGAGTTGGTCACTGGTTATGTCAGTGCCACAGGCAACGTGTATACCAACAGCCTGTTGGGCAATGTGGCCAGCATCTTGGGCAATATCTCCGCTGGCAACGTCAGTGCGTCTGGATATGTCTACGGTAACGGCAGCCAGCTCACAGGCGTCACAGTGGCATCCATTGCCAATGGAACCTCCAATGTTAGCATAGCTTCTTCTTCAGGCAACGTGACCGTAGCGGTCAGTGCTGCTGGTATTGTATCAACCTTTACACCTGCTGGACTCAGTGTAGTGGGCAACATCAATGTGACACAGACTGTAGTATCTGGCAACCTGTCAGCCACAGCCAACGTGGTAGCGGGCAATGTCACTACTACTGGAAACGTCGTAGCCGGCAACATACTGGGTAATATTTTTGGCAATGTCAGCACAGCCGGCAATGTCACAGCCGGCAACGTCTTGGCGACCACAGTCAGCACCGTGGGCAACATAACAGTAGGTACTGGCAACTATTTTATTGGCAATGGCAGTCTGTTGACTGGCGTGTCGGCTACTACTCTACAAAACGGTCTTTCAAATCTAGTTATTCCTAGTCCTAATGCCAACATCACTATGAATGTGAGCGGCGTGGCCAATATTGCGGTGTTCACGCCAAATGGTACTAGCGTCACTGGAAACCTCCTGGTTAACGGATCTGGTGGTGATATTTCTGGCGCCAACAACATTTACGGCAATGCTGCCAGCATGTTTGGCAACGTGCAGGCCAGTTACATAATTGCCGCTACAGCAGTTTATTCTTCAGCATCAATGAGTGCCACGGCCAATATCACGGCCGGCAACATGGTAGCCTTGGGCGGGTTCTATGGTGTAGTGGCCAGTGCCAGCGGCAATATCACAGCCGGCAATATCATTGACAATGGATTCTTGTCGGTCACTGGTAATGCTACCACTGGAAATTTAAACACTACTCTAGTCACGGCCACGCTAGTCAGCACCATTGGCAATATCACAGCCGGTTCGGGCAATTACTTTATTGGCAATGGCAGTCAGCTGACCGGCGTAGCAGCAGTTAGTGCAGGCTTTCCAGTCAGTGCTGGTACCAGCAGCCTAACAGCATCACTCAACGGCAATATTTCAGTAGCCATTGGCGGAACTCCTAATATAGCGGTATTTACAGCCGGCGGTGAACTGGTTACTGGTTACGTCAGTGCTTCGGGCAATGTTTATGCTAATAGTCTGTTGGGCAACGTGGTCAGTATACTAGGCAACGTGACTGCAGCCAATATCAATGCTAACCTATTTGCTACTGCCGCCAGCGTGTCAGGCAACATAACATCAGCCAATATCATAGCCAACCTATTTGCCACTACAGCTTCGGTATCTGGCAACATAATCGCAGGTAATGTCAATTCAAACGTTTATGGAGTTACAGTAAGTGCAAGTGGTAATTTGTATGGTGTAAGTCATCTGGGTACCACAGTATCAGTATCGGGTAACATTACCAGTGCCAATATCAATGCCAACCTATTTGGCACCACAGCTTCAGTATCGGGCAACATAACATCAGCCAATATCATAGCCAATCTATTTGCTACCACTGCTTCAGTATCGGCCAATATCTCAGGTGGCAATTTATCTCTAACTGGCACCAGCCAAGCACCCAGCTACAGCGCATCTGGTAACATCACAGCCGGCAACATAGCCACAGGTGGTGGTTTGAGTGTGGCAGGATCAACAACCTTAAACGGCAACGTGATCATGGCGGCCAACGTGGCCATCCAAGGTAACTTGACTGTGGTTGGTAATGTTACCTTCAGCAATGCCACAGTGATCACAACCAATGATCTTAATCTTGAGCTGGCCAACAACCAGACCACACAGGCCGGTATCAACGGTGCTGGTTTGTATTTAGGTAATAGTGCTGGTACACCAGTAGTGACCTGGACATTCAGCAGTGGCAACACACAGTGGCAAAGCAACGTGGGCATTGGCCCTACCTCTAACAGTGCCTTTAACCTAGGTACTGCCAGTTACTACTGGAACAATATCTATGTGGCCACGGTAATTGGTACCACAGTTAGTGTAGTAGGAAATATTACTAGTGGCAACCTTTCTACCGGAAATATAGCCGGAGGTAATCTTGCTATTACCGGTGTGGCCAATGCTGTGAGTCACATTGGTTCTGTAGTTTCAGTAACCGGCAACGTGTCTGGTGCCAATCTCAACGGTAACCTGTATGCCACTACAGCTAGTGTATCGGGCAACATAACAGCTGGCAATGTCACAGCCAGTGGCAATATCACTGCAGCCAACATCAACGCTAACTTGTTTGCCACTACAGCTTCAGTATCAGCCAATATCTTGGCCGGTAATGTCAGCGTAGGCAGTAACGTCACTGTGACCAATACGATAAGCGCGGCCAGCTACATTGGTTCTGTAGTGTCAGTAACCGGTAACATCACATCAGCCAATATCAATGCTAACCTGTATGCTACTACCGCATCCGTATCCGGCAACATCACAGCAGGTAATGTAAACTCCAACGTGTATGGCGTCACAGTCAGTGCTTCGGGCAACTTATATGGCGTCAGCGTCCTGGCCACAACCATCAGTGCTGGCGGCAATATCACTGCCACTGGCAACATTGGCGCCGGTCAATACTTACTGGGCAACATCTGGTACGCCACCGGCTACGATGACAATTATATTTTCAACGGTACCAGCAATATTGCCATTCCAACTTCGGGCGGCAATGCCACAGCCAACATTGGTGGCACAGCAAACGTAATGGTATTGGCCTCCACTGGCCAATACATCACGGGCTTATTGAGTGTAACTGGCAACGTGACTGCTGGTAATCTTTCCTTGGCAGGCAATAGCCAAGCGCCCAGCTACAGTGCATCTGGCAATATCACAGCTGGAAACTTGATCACTAGTGGTAATGTCAGTGTAGGCGGCAACGTTAGTATTGGTGGCAACATAACATCACAGTTGAATGTGACCGGCAACATTGCTGTTTCAAATATTACGGCAAGTGGTACTGTCACTGTCACAGGAAATGTTTTTGGTGGCAACATACTGACCCCTGGAACTGTGAGCGCGGCCAGCCACATTGGGTCTGTCATTTCGGTAACCGGCAACATCACATCAGCCAATATCAATGCCAATCTATTTGGTACCACAGCTTCGGTATCGGCCAATATCTCAGGTGGCAACTTATCTCTAACTGGCACCAGTCAAGCACCCAGCCACATTGGGTCTGTCATTTCGGTAACCGGCAACATCACTGGTGGCAATGTCAGTGTAGCAGGACAAATAATTGTAGCCAGTGCGCCTGGCAACGTGATCAGCACCACTGGTAATATTTCGGTCAGTTATCTGTATGGTAACGGTGCTTACATAACTGGCATCACCGGTGGCGGTGGTGGCGGCGTATCCAACGGTGCTACCAACATTAGTGTACCGGTAGCTTCGGGCAATATCACCTTCAACATAGGCGGCTACAGCAATACCGCGGTCATGAGCGGCGGAACCATAACTTATCAGGGTGGTTTTGCTACACCTAAGGCTCTGGGCAGTGGCTCTGCTGGCAACGTTTCAATTGGCGGTAACGTGAATGCTGTGCTGGTAGGCCCTATAGTAATAGCCGACGGGTACAATATGAATGTGACCACAGGATCTACAGCGTATGTGTACGGTGCCTTGTTAAATAACTAAATACTCACGGTAAAAAGGACAACAAAATATGGCACTCACACTAGACGGAATAACAGGCGTATCAACCACAGGTAATTTGCTGGCAGCTGGCAATGTTTCAGTATCTGGAAACATTTATTTTGGCAATGCCATTGCCAATCTCACAATCAACAACAATTTGAGTATTGCTGGTAATGTAGTAGCTACTGGTTTTTATGCGTCCAACGTTGTCCCTGGTATTTCTGCTGTAGGCAATATCATTGGCGGCAATGCTAGGACAGGAGCAGGTACCTTAACCACAGGCAACATTATCAATAACAATACTAGTGGTGTAGGCAATATTGGTACCACAGCCAATCCTTTTAACTATGCCTTCATCCAATCTACAAGTGCATGGTATGCTGACTTGGCTGAGATGTATCAGGCTGATGCAAACTACGTCCCTGGCACAGTACTAACACATGGTGGTGCCAAAGAGGTCACAATCAGTAACAGCAGCCACACTACCAATATTGCTGGTGTAGTTAGTACCAATCCTAGCTATCTAATGAACAACGGTCTATCTGGAGAAACTGATGTCAAATTGGCCTTGGTTGGACGAGTTCCTTGTCAAGTGGTTGGGACCATACACAAAGGCGACAGTTTAGTTGCTAGCCATATTCCTGGAGTGGCTACCTGTTTAGATCCTACACAGTATCAACTAGGCTGTGTGATCGGCAAGGCTGTTGAGGAATACAATTCAGATCAACCTGGAGTGATAGAAGTAGCAGTTGGGTCATTCTAATGACACCGCAGTATCGTCAAGACTATGTTGGTGAATTCGTTATAACTAACAGCACCTGGGCTGGCGGCCGCAAAGAACAAAAACGCGAGTGGATCGCAAATCCCATAGAGAATCATCATATTTCAGGTCGGGCTGCCTGTATAGGAAATCCTTGCGATCGGTCACAATTTGATTACACACGCCTACAACGTCACCGCGGTGGGTTACTGGGTTCAAAAAAACTACAAACCTATGGTCTAAGTTTTGCTGCAGCAGACATGCGACTTGACTTTGTGGTTGAATCAAATGCCGAACAGTTGACCATACTCAAGGATGCCGGATATGTTGACAACAACACTGTGTACACCAGTGCCAGAAACTGCTTGACCAATCCGGGTGAGTTTTATCTTATCCCCAGTAATCCCAAGTTACTAGACATAGCTACCATCCTGTATCTGGCCGCATTTGATGGACACAACGAAGTATTCATGATAGGTTACAACAAAGAAACGCCGGTAGACAATCCAAACTGGATCTTCCAAGTGGCTTCAGTGATACAGGCCTACACAGACACCAAGTTTGTCATGGTAGGAGTTCCTACCAACATGCCAGAAGAATGGTTTGCAACTCCTAATGCGTCAGCCATGACCTACCGCGATTGGATCAGTTACTGCGACGTTTGAAACTGCTGTTCAATCGTAGCAATTTTATCCTGCACCGCTTCAAAATTCACAGTGCTCCATAAACCCGGATGCATAGGTTTTGGCCATGTGCCTGAATTTATCCAGGCCCAACCCGTGTGCTCGTGATTCAATACCGGTACAAACTCTCGCGCTACACTACAAAAAAATGTATGATAGGCAAATCCAGCATCTACAGTGGTAAATTTTTCCAAGGGTACTAGACGCAGGTATTCAGGCATGGCGCCTAGTTCTTCTTTGCACTCGCGTTCAATGGCCTGCATGATGGTTTCGCCTGATTCCATGCGGCCACCCGGAAGTCCCCAGGTACCTGGATGTTTGGGATCGTTGCGCATGAGATAAAGATACCGCCGGGTATCTACACTGTAAAACCAAACTCCTACAGCGTTTACAGCACTAGAGTCCATAGACCTCCTGTATAAAGTCCTTGATAGCTCTTGACCCAGGCTGAACCGGTCCAACGATACTGAATGCTAGTGGTGATATTGGTCACGTATTGATTATTGTTAGGGCTTGATGTGCTGTCAAAGCTGACTACCCATCTAGAGCCGTCGTATTCAACAATGTCATTGGCCGCAGCCACGAGAGGTTGTCCTTCAGAACCGGCCCAGGCTGTGGGTGCTGTGCCCTCGTAGCTTCCAGTTGCTTCGGTCAATAGATACCTGGTTCCTACAGTGGGTGATGGAAGTCCAGATCCAGGTCCTGAGATCAGGGGATTGATAACCGCATCAACCGGCGCCAGGGTATTCCCAGGAACACTGTCAACGTTGATATTGAACAATAAAAATCTATCATCAGTGGGATCATAGGCCACGGTGCCCATTACTGTGGTGCCGTCGGGTTGTTCTAAACTGATGTAACTGATGCCGGGTCTCAAGGTACCGTACATGCCTATTACCGAATGCCATAAAAGATTGCTGGCCGGACTAGCAGGAGGTGCAAGATCAGTTGCTGGTTCGGTCAATTGATTCTGGGCCAAAACCTGTAGAGTGTCATTGATCAACAGGACCTGATAGCCAAACGGTGTAAAGGCCTGTCGAGTGCCCAACAGGAGATCATTGTCCATGATGGCCGCCGATGCATCGCCATTGGCATCAAATATACTGGCCACGATACGCTCGACCACACCCAATTTTTTAACCTTGGCCGGACTGCTGATCCACATGGGCAGTTTGAATCGTAAGGTAGCTATATCTATGGGATTTTCAGTGCCACTGGCACCCACTGTGCGACTGCTCCAGGTTATGTCCTCCAGGTACACAGTGCTGAGACTGGTCCAGTCTATGTAGTTGTCGGTGCTTTGTATTTCTAGACTAGGATTGAACAGGACCAAGATCTGTTCTAGCAGTTGCATTTTTTCGTTGGTGTTTGAAGTCCATATGTCTAGATTTATAGTCATCATGAACGGCACCGGCATGAGTCGATCAATGGTAAACGCATTACCCTGCGTGGTTTCGTAAGTGTCAGTGGCACCGTCATAGGTCCTTTGGCGAACTGCTATGGTGCTCACAAAGTTTGGTTCCTGTATCATATCACGATTGTATTTCAAATCCGTAATGTAAAATGTCATCAAGGGTGTGCTTGGCAATTCATTGGCACTGTTTTGCTGTATCACGGTCTGTGCCTGACGACTTGAATCTCCATAGCGCACTGGTACACGCACCAAGGTATCATTTTTGCCGGCTTGATTTTGTCCGTACTCTACTTGAAAGTTTGAAAAGATCCTGGCAAACTGTAGCAAGAAACGACGTATCTGTTCATCGTAAAAATATGGAGTGACAGCCATGTGTTATTGTCCTGGGGGTCTTGGGTTGGCAGGTGTGATATTGCCACCTTGGTCGCCGTTGTCGGCCAAGGGCTGTAGGATTTGACTGAGACTCTGGCGACTTGGTATGTTGCCTTGATCGGTAGTGGCCACAGTGTAGGGATTGTTTACAAAGCTGCTGCGTTGTGTCTGGCTGGTGGGTGCCAAATCAAGATCAGTGCGCACATTGTCTTCAATGGCGATCCAACGTCCGCCGTTGTAACGGAACAAACGATTGGGGAAGTAATCCAATCTTAGAGCATAATCGCC